GAATAAAAGCAGTAGGAGCTGGGTCCATTGTTTCTACCTCATATACCCAATTAGTACCATTAGCAAAACCATCAGATACAATACGAACACCAAATTCCCGATCATCAAAGATCAAGAAGTCTGATACTGTAAAATAGCGTTCTTCAAGTTCAATTTGGAAAACAGTTTGACCAACACCTGGACGATTCATATCAGCAGATGTATAACTAACGATATTGATAGCTTTCCTATCATCACCTTTTAGTTTCCAACGATATTCACCATCATGATCTAGAACCTTAGTAGGATATTTAGAAAGAAAAGAATCCAGACCCATATATTGCATACGGTTAAATACTTCAGTAACAATATCTGAAGCCATCTGAGGTTCATTTTGGTAGATAGCATAAAGGTGATTTTCGGTTGTTAGACCTGCCCAACTTTTTGCGTATGATACTTGTAATGCATTTAAGCCTTGAACTGCCATTTTATTTGTTTATTTTAGTTTATTAGTTTATCTTAAAAAGCTTTAAGACGTTGTGTTTTTACTTGTTTTAATGCTTTCTTAATTGTATTAAGTGCTGAACTATCAATTACCTGTTTACCAGATTCTTTATATGTAGTATCAACCGTTTTCTTTACTTTCTTGGTTGCATCAGTAACTGCTTGTGTTTTAACACTATCCAACTTACCTTCTAATAGAACCATAAATTGCGTAATCTTCAACCAAGCATTAGGATCAGATTCAATCTTTTTAAGAAGTTCCGTTTTACCTCTAGAATCTACTTTAGTATATGCTTCAAACAAACGTTTCTTTTGGTCTACCGTAAGATCAATTCCAGGTATAATCTCTTTAGATTGTTCTACAGTAGTTTGAATACCTTTAAGAGTTTCTTGAAACTGTTTATCTGAATTCTTTTTACGTTCTTCAGCTTCTAGTTTAAGTCCTTCTTGATACTTTTGTTCAAACCTTTGTAGTTTCTTATGTGCTGTAAGTGCTTCATCTTCAAGCATTCCTGTATCTTCGTACTTCTGAAGTTTCTTCTCAATTTCAGAATCATCGAAGTCTTGATTGGCTAAGTAATCAGAAACTAGTCTCTTCTGCAATTCAACATTAGCCTTATCACCCTTCAAGTCATCCTCCTTAATTTGAGAATATTCGATTTCCCTAGATTTACTATATATAAGTTCATCTAAAGGAACACCGTCTTTATAATTTTTTGCGAGTTCTTGAATTACATCAGGATACTCTTTAAGTTTTTCTTCTACTCTTTTATTAGCTACTTCTTCAAATTTCTTTTGTAGATAATCTTCACTATCTTCAAAGTCCTTATCATCGAAGTCCCAAATTCCTTTTTCTTTACCCCATTCAACGATTCCTTTAACTACAGATACATCTTCATCTGATTTAGAATCTTCTGTGGTTTTATCCTCTGTATCTTCATCAGGGGTGTCTATAACCTCTGTATTATCTACAGGTTCTTTATCTACTTCTGATTTAGAGAATTCTTCAAGACTTTCTGTTTCTGCAACAGCAATATCCTTAAGTTCATCTTTCTTATCAGCGTCTATACTATTATCTCCAAAATCGAGTTGAATTTCGTTATTTGGATCAATTTTAATTTCAGGTATATTTAAACCTTCAAGGGGGGACAAATCTAACTCCATCTATAATCTCCTGTTTTTGTCTTTGCTTAATTCTTCTTATTTGAAGAACGGACACAAAGATATGTTAATAATCATCAAAAGTCAATAGTTTTTGCAACAAAAGTTCGTTAAGCTATAGCATTACGTGTTTTTTTTTGCACCCTATTTATCTTATTTTTTAGCTGCTGGCTTCGGTTTTGGCTTAGCTCTCTGAACCTTTAAAGCATTTTCTCCTTTAATCTTCTCAAGTTGTTTAGCATGTTGTCTATCTTTTTCAGCTTCCTTACTATCAGCTTCTGTACGTTTATTTTCAGCATCTACCTTCTTTTGTTCAAGTTGTAGTTTCCTTTCCTCAATACTTCTAGTATGTGCTAATTTAGACTGTTCTAATGCAAGTTTAGCTTGTTTAGCAATCATCTTAGAGTCATCTTCAGGAGTACCCATAGCATCATTACCTAACGCTTTAAGTTCTGCAATTTGAATATCATTCTCCCTATCTAATTGCTTATTTTGATCTTCTCGATCTAACTTCTCATGTTCAAAATCCATTTGTTCTTTATGTATCTGCATTTGTATTTGTTGGTCAGCCTTAGCTTGTTCAGCCATTTGCTGGTTTCTCTTTTCTTCAGCATCAAGAAGACTATGTTTAATATCAGTAGGTGAGGTACTATTAAGTACATCAATAACACTACTAAGTTCAACCTTATCATTCTGTAATGCAGCCTGAAGCATTTGTTTAAGAGTATCTAAGATAAGTTGATCTTTAGTAGCACTGGTAACAAACACACCATAATCAGCTAATGAAAACTCATCCCCATCTACAGCAAACAATACGGTAGCCATTTCATCGGTAATGTATTGGAATACTTTATTCTTTCCCTGCATACAGTCCTTAGCTACATCAATTACAGCTTCACATACCCTAAGTTTAAATAGTTCATGTGGATAGAAATAAGGTTCAGTTACATGAGAAGACTGTGTTACAGCACGTTCTGTATTACCTACTAATTCAGATGAACTAATTTCACCAAGTCGTTGTCTAGTTACTCCAGATGTATCCTGTATCTTAGATTCTATAAACTGAAGCATTGAAATATGTTGCTGGATATAATTACCAGTTTCCAAATCCAATGCTTTATTTTGTGTACTTTGATTAGCTCCATTAATACCATAAAATTTATTACCTTCATTATATGAGTTTACAAAACCAAATCCCATTGCCTGTGCATAGTACATCCATTTTTCTGGGTCCCACGTATCAGGAATAAGAGAAGTATCAATTAAAGCAATCTTACCTACATTCTTAGCCATTGCTAATTCAGTCCTATACCATATAATAAGATATAGATATACCCAAGGTACTAATCTATCCATCAAAGAAACAGATTGAGAATTTGTAGCAGAATATACTGTGCCCACATATCCTGACTTACAACTAGACTGATTATCAATAGAACGAAATTGTTGCTTCCTGGGTCCTATCTTTAGATACATGTCTTCACCAATACGGATACCTTCCCAATACTCATTTATCCAAAACCACTCTATCCATTGAGTTCTTTTATCAACACCAGCATCTAACTTAAAGGTTTCATCAACTAAAGTTTCTTGTTCTTCACCATTTTCGTCTACCCAATGTAATGAACCAACTTTCTTTTTAGATTTCCATCTGGTTCTATGTACAGGAATACCACGTTCCCCATAATCATCTTCAAATGAATATATAGATTCTACTTCTGTAATATTAAATAAGAAAGGTCCGTATGTATAACTAGTTGTATTACCTTGATTATAAGCTTCAAGATCTTCAATTTGTGCAGGAGTAAGATATTCATAGAATTCATCTACTATTTCTGATACAGATAATCTATTTCTTTCATATATCTTTTCAGCTTCATCAATCTTATCCGAGTTATTAGGTAATAGGAAAAATATTTCCATTGGGTTAACTCGCCTAACAACTGGGGCATCCGCTACTTGAGAAACATCTGCTAATTCTTCTCCCGCTAAAAGTACATCCTTAAAACAATTATTGAAGATTTCTTCAAAATGATCCCTCTTCCTATAATAGGTAAGTAGCTTCTCAGCTACTGATTCCCGCATATCCTTTGGAGTATAGTTCTTATACTTTTCAAGTATTGCTGGAGGAGGAGTATTAGGATCTTGATTCAACGTACCAGTTAACATTTCTTCAAGAGTTTGTAATATCTCTTGTTTCTTTTGTTCCTGCTTCTGTGAAACCACATCTTCGTTAACCGCCCTTACAATAGGCTTAAATGGACGTTTACTTTCTTCTCCAAGTAATAAATTAAAGTATTGACTAACTACATCATAAGGTTGTAATGTAGCTGGAAATTGAAACTCTTTAATAGCTTCTTTGGAAAGATTAAAAGGATTTAATACATAATCAAAATCTGCTTTATTGATCTTATTATTAAAGAGATTATAATTACGTCTTTTTTGTTTATTATTAGAACGTCTACTTCTACCAAAAGCATTACAAAGAGATATAACAGAGTCCACACACTGTTCTCTCCATTCTTGACTCTTTTCTTTATACGATACCTTTTGGCGGGGGAACGTCGTAAAATCTACATTATGCATTATCTTAGTTGGGTTATGATTGAGTGGTTAAATTTTTTTCTTGTGAAGAACTCTCTATGATGCATTGGGACATAATTAACAGTATCCTCTACTGGGTAAGTTCTCATTTCATTAAGTTGATAAAGGGCTAGCATAAGAGCCATAACCCTATCAAAGTTCCCATCAGGATTATAAAGAATAAGTTCCTTGAGAAGCGGAATACATCGTATTTTGTGTACATTCTTTTGTTCTGCGTTATTTGTGTCTCTTAACCATTGATTAATTAATCCTTCGCCATATCTTTTAAGTTCATCTGGCATATGCATACCAAATCCTCTATTAGTCTTAGAGTTTTCTATTATATCCTTTATAAGCCTAGGTTGAACAGCTAATAGATGTAAAGCTTGTTTACTTTCAAAATAATCAAAGATACCCTTCTTTTCATTTTCATATAGTGCCTTAGCATTATAGAAAGTAAGTAATCTTCTACAGTTCTCATAATAGTCTTTAGCTGTTTCAGGTCTTGCTGTATATTCGGCTACTATTCTATTAGTTAATCTATCTAATACTATACAAGAACCTAATGAGTTAGTTTCTGAATGGTCATGATCATAAGGATCAATACCAGCTATATACCTACCCCACTGAACAGCCTTATCATCTTCAGATAACTGTGGCATCTCATATAGTATGATACTACCATTAGTATCTGCAGAGTTCTTTAATGGAAAATCGTATATAGGATTATTTGCTGTATTAACTTGAAAGGCAACCTCACTAGCTTCATTAACAATAAGATCTCCAATATATTCAGCATCTCTAATACGTTGATCCATTTCAATCTTAGCAAGAGTATACTGTAGATCCTTTAATGGAAACTTATTAGTACCTTTACTTAAAAAGATCTCACTAGGTAACAGTGGATTGTAAATTACATATTCATTATAAGCATCATTAGATTTAGATGCTTTCTTCTTTTCTCTTTCTATCTGTTCAGAAGACTCTGCAAACTCTGTAATTGTAATACCGTTACTATCCTTATAGTTGAGTTTAGTATAAGTACAAGGAAAGAAGATAGCTATTCTACCTCTTGATTCCCATTTATCATCTATTGATATACAATCATAAGCTTCTGGATCATACATCATCTTCTGAATAGCCTGATTAGTAGCATCACCTCCAGTACCTATATAAAGACTACTTCCAAACTTATCATTATTAAGCTTCTGTGTATTCTCATCTGCAAAGTGAGATTCTATGATATTATTCCAGGTTCCCACCTCTTCACCTATCTTTAGGATATTACGACCTCCTAATCCAGCTCCAGGATTATCTTTATAGATCCTAGGTTTAAAACAACTTCTAGTACCTACCTGTTTCCACTTACCACCAATCTTCTTCTTATAATAATGCTCCGCTCTTTTACCAACAGTCCATGTACCACTTATAGTTCTATATAAAGGAGCTGGGTGATATATACCATTAACCTCTATACCACCTGGATAGTTATTTAAAACGTCTTGTATCTTCTCAATAAGATCATTTACATAAGGAGAAGCATATGCTGATAATAGTATTTCAGCTTTAGATCTATTAGGAAGTCCTGGATTATATTCAGTTCTTCCATCAGTAGTGTAGGTATGTGCTGCTATATCTGCAGCCATAAATGACTTACCAAATCCACGACTAGCTAAACAAAGCATGTTCTTAGCTTGGTTATTATACAAAGGTTTTCCAAGGTCTGTAATAGACTGTCTTGTTCTAAGAAAGGATCTTATATCCTGTACATCACCAACCTTTTCAAACCCTGATAAACCCCTAGCCTCAATCCAATAGTAATAGAAGTCCCAAATATAATCCAGATTATATGGTCTAGACTTATATCTGTTCTTTCCCTTTCCTATAAAAATAGTACCAAAGTTATAATAGTGATATAGTTGTGGTGGTATCCATACACCATTAATCCACTTACCTTCTATTAATGTCCTTATCTGATCTTGCCAGTAATCCTGATACTCACCACTTAAAGGATGTAGTTTCGGAATTTCCTTTTGTATAAACTCTTTACTACTATCCCACACAGCCAAATCTCTTTAAATATTGTAAAAAATCTTCATACTTCATATTATTCTTTGCTCTATTACAAATTTTACAACACGGTAAACTATTCTCTAAAGTATATCCCTTAGAACTATCTTTCCTATCTATACCATTACACTGTAATCCCCCATATTTTTCGTATCCTTTTTTATTAACTGAATTAGACCAAGGTTCATTACAATAATGGCATTCCTGACTAACTATACTTTTATGTTCTTCAAAAGTTAAAGTAAATTCTTTATTCGTATACTTAGCTTGATTTTTGTTATCATTATAAAGATACGCATAAAGAGGATGATTACCTAATTTAATTTGTTCTTTAATTAAAGAAACTTTCTTTTCTTTATATATACAACCACAAGCATGAGAAAATCTTCTTAATATAGAACTTCTAATAAGAACCTTCTTTCGACCACACAAACATTCACAATTGTAATAAACTGTCTTTTTCTTCTTTCTATATTTATAATCTGTATTTTCTATGCGATTAATAGAAACTACTAATAACCTATCAAATCTTATTCCAACAATATCTGTATAATCAAACTTCATTGTTCATTTTCCTTTTCTAATAGACTCTCTAACCCACCTCCAAGTACAGCACCTTGATTTCCTTCTTGTGCTAACTTCTCCATAATAGTATCATATACCTTATTAAGCTTTTCAGTACTAAGCATTAACTCCTCTATCAACTTAC